TGTTGTTCAATGTAATCTTTATCGTGATACAAGTTCCAATATTTTTCCATACTTACCCCTTTTCTCTTTATTTATTTACACTTCCATTAAAGAATTTATGTGTGTAATCTACATCAATATTGTTGTAAGGAATATCACAATTCCAACACTCAATTTCTTGTAATTTATTCTTAAATTTATCATATAGTTTGTTAGTAATTGCTCCTGTTTCATCGCAATTATCACAATCTACATAATCTATATTTATATTATTCATTACTTACCCCTTTTCTGCTATAAATAGCTTGTAACACACAAGTCTGAGATACTTTGTACTCGGTATACCTATCTGTTTAGTTGCAACTAAACAGGAAGTACTCGTAGTTCTATCTTATGTGCTACAAGCTATTTACAATACCCTCTTAAAACAGGTCAAGCCTGTTTGTTATATTAGTTCTAATGTATTTACTGCTTGTACTAAACCTCGTTTGAAACCGTCTAGAAAGAAATACATTTCCCTCGCAGTCTTTCTATAATATCCGATTTCTCTTTGCCCGCCACCGTCATTAACAATTAATCCTAATTGATAACCATTGTGGATTTTATCTAATACAAATTTTCCTTTATAATTACGTTTGTTAAAGTCTCCATTAACTGTAAAATATTTACCCTCAACATCTTTATACAATTTGTGATTTATATAATCAATTATATTTTCTAATTCAGTCTTAGTTACTCGGTGCATATTGCCCTCACTTTCTTAAACTGCTTAACCTGTTTTAAGGGGGTATCGTTTTGACTTGGAGAATTTCAACTCCTACCACTTTTCGATTATTTAAGGGCTTCAGTCGCCCTGCTTCTTTAGTGCCTCGTCATTCACTCCGGATAGCTCGGTTTAACGTTTCCGGTTTGGTCTTTCCTTATGCCCCAGACCTTGAGCCCTCTTTCTTTTATAAGCCTCAGGTATATTTCCTAACCGTATTGAACTTATAAAATAAGTATAGCATAAGTGAATTTATTTGTCAAGCTTATTTACAGATTATTTATAATAATTGTTTAGGTATACCATATCTAGTATGTTGGAAAGACTATACCAAATATGGTAGGGGGTGCTTGTCAATC